ACTAGCCTCTACATTAGGTGTCTTAACTAAACTTGGGTGGTTAGATAATCTTACTAATTGCTCAATCTCGGAGTAATCATTATAGATAGCTTTTTGTAATTCAGCTACGTCATTAAGGTCAGACATACCAATGCCTCGTCTTTGTGATTTTTGATTGTAAAGAATAACCGCAGGAACTTTTCCTAATTGGTTTGGCATCTCATCAACAAGCATAGGTTTAGCAGTTGAATACCCTTTGTTAAAATCTTTTACTCTGTATGTAGAAATATCTTCCATTGTCCAAACTCTAATAGTTGCTACATCTTCAAATAAATCTTCGAGTAGTGTTAATGATGTTAAAACATATCTTCCGTTCATACTACGTTCAAAATTCCAATTTAAGACATTCTCAGGAGTATAAAGGCTCATGTAGGGTCTGATGTCTAATTGGATTTCTTCTGCTCTAGTTTGAGTTTGTACCGCAGGTTTATCTAGGATTGCCCAACAAGTACCATAGATAGATGCATTGACTTGCATTTCTCTAATGACGTTATTGAAAGACCTTCCGTCTAAATCAGCATCATCAATAAAGCTTTGTAATTGTGCGTCACCAGTTAATGAACCATAATCTCTTGTTGGTGGTACTCGGAATAGGAAAGACGAATAGATTTGCACCACATTCTTACAATGATTATCAATAGGGGTATTTTCTGCTCTTTTAAGATATTCCTCATCAGTTTCTAGGATGTATCTATTTAGCTGATAGCCATCTTGATAATCCTGTCCACCGAGATATGACATTAAATGAAAATGCCAATCCTTAAACTTTTCTTCGTAGTGTTTATGTCTTTCTGTTAAAAATTCTCTACTGTATAATGCCATTAACTCCACCTCTTGGGTTTGCTTGGTGTAAACTGTCTTTTGACTGGGTATAAATATTCCACTAAATATCCTAATGCATCATTCATATGGTCATAATTGTTGTCCTTGTCAGGCACAGTTGTTCCTTCTTTATAAATTTGTCTTTCAATGCTTTTTAACATAGTTTTACAATTTTTGGCAACAAATAATGTTCGTTCACCTATTCCGTTCTTCAATTTAGTATTCACTGCATTTATTCTATCTCTAATCATTGGATGTGAGTTTCTAACTCGTAAATTAAATCCTGCATTTTTTAAAATAGCCAAATCCGTCACGCCACCTGCTGATGTTTTTCTTTGCTTTGACGCAGGGTCAGGATAAATAAATATATGCTTATCATTAAATCTATTTTTGATTTCTTGTACCATTTCGTCAGTATTAGAACTATAGATAACAATTTCTTCATAGAGATAAATATTATTACCTTTTAACTCACATATCACAGCGGACATTGGGTCTATATTGAAGTCCATGCCAATATGTATTTCATTAGTATCAGGTAGATAATTATCCATGACATTCTCTTTTCTATCAAAGTTGTAATAAATCTGTCCTGCATAATTAACAAATGAACCCATGTATTCTTGTTGGAATGTTCGTTCATCTAGGTCTGCTTTAGCTTGTTCTATTTCTTGTGGTGATACCCTTCCACCATCTAAGGTAGTAAATTGAAATGATGCCCAATTATCTGGGTCGTCATCTGCTTTGGTAAATAAATTGTATGACCAGTTTCCATATCCTCTAGGCGTACCACAAAATAATGCTGAACCATTCCTATCAGATAAAGTTGGTCTAAGTATTTCGTACCAAGTATTTTCTCTAATATCTGCGAACTCATCCATAATTAAAAAATCTAATCCTACACCTCTAAGGCTGTTCTCATTATCAGCACCCCTTAATGATATAGTTGAGCCATTTCTTAATGTGATAGTCAAGTCAGAGTTATTAACGGATTTAACCCATTTATGTGCGGTTAGTTTTTCTATTAAGTCAGTCCAAACAATCGTTTTAGCCATTCTATAAGTGGGTGCTACATACCAGACTTTACGTTTTGGATATCGGCTAAACTTAGCTATCTCGGTGACGGATAAAAAAGTCTTACCCCATCTTCTTCCTGCTATAATTGTTCTAAATCTTTTATCACATTCAAGAACTTGTTTTTGAGGTCTACTTAGTGGCATTTACTCCCCACTGCTCTGCCATAGCTTTTGCAATACCTTCAAATGTTTTAGAATGTAGGTTTGAATAATTTTTATTATCAACCTTTTTTATATTGTATTTTTGTCCTCTTTTTTTACCGCCAGTATTGCTAGGTAAAAATGTTGTATAATTTGATAAAATAAGTGTTGGCATTAATGGTTTTAAATTTTTTAACCATAATAAAGTTTTTTTAGAAAATGGATGACCAAATTCATATGGTTGAACATAATGACTGGATTTTGGTAAATTAAAAATTGTTAATGGGGTTGGATTTTCTACTGCAATTTTTGGTATATCTGCATTTAATAATTTTAAAAAAAATTCTTTTGCCTTAATTCCTTTTTCATATCGTTCTTCATTTATTTTACCATTCTGGTGTAGCCATCTAGCACCTGCTTTAGATAAATAAGTGCAGGGTGGGTGTGCAATCATCATATCCCATTTGTTATTTATTACTTTTAAGACATCATCTTGAATATGTTTTCCTTCTTTAATTGAAGGTTGAATGTCACAAGACCAAGCATCATAACCTAATTTATTAAATGCATCTCTTACAGTGCCAGAAAATTCACAAGCTACTAATATTCTCACTAATCTACACTAAATGGTAATGGTTCATTCTCATCAGATACCATTCCGCCATCTGATTGACCCAATTCATTCTTGCCTAGCCATATAGCCATAGTTGCGTTTCCATTCTCAGCTATCTTCCACTGTATCTGTCTTAGACGTAGTTTTTTCAAACTTCTGCCTTTTGTAAGATATTCGGAATAACTCTTTCTAATAGTCGCTTCATTACAATTAAAGAAATCTGCAATCTCAACATTAGTACAACCAAATGAAGCTAATTTTTGAACTTCCTCCCCATTGATGTTTAGTTTCGGTCTTGCCATTTTGTCCTCTTTTCATGCGTAGAGTGTACGCTAATTGCTTTATATCAATAATAGACACTATTAATCAATTTATTTTTTCTGCCTTTTGTCCTGTATATTGTTCCCATCTTTGAATAATTACATCAATATACTTTGGGTCAAGTTCCATCATATAACATTTACGATTAGTTTTTTCACAAGCAAGTAGTGTAGAACCACTACCACCAAACAAATCTAATATTCCATTTTGTGATTTACTTGAGTTTTTTATGGCTCTTTCTGCTATTGCTACAGGCTTTTGTGTTGGGTGTTTATAATTAGAGTCTTTTTTAATTTGCCATAAATCAGATTCATTGGTTATAGATGCATCTATAAAACCATCAAATAGAATAAATTCATGTTGATGTCTATAACCTTTACCTAATCCAAAAACATTTTTAGCCCAAACTATACAAGCTTTAGGTTTTAATAAATCTTGCAATATTCCATAAAATGCCCAATTACAACAAATATAGTAAGTATTTATATTTAAAGTTTTAAAAGTATTAATAAATTCATTAATAAAAGTTTTAAAAGATTCAGCATCTAATTTATCATTTTTAATTACATCAAATTTTCCACTTCTTCCATTAAAAGCAACATTGTAGGGTGGGTCAGTAAACATCATCTCTATTCGCTCATTGTTAATTAATTTATCAACTGCATCTATACTCGTACTATCCCCACACATCAATCTATGTTCACCAAGTTTATATATATCCCCTAGTTGTGCTTTGGGTTCTTCTGGTGTTTCTGGAACTGCATCTTCATCTGTTAGTCCTTCTTTCTCACCTACAATTATTTTTTCTAATTCATCAGGGTCAAATCCTGTTAGTTCTAAATCATAATTATTATCTAGTAGGTCAGTAAACTCTTGAATTAATAAACCCATATCCCAATCAGAATATTCATTAGTTTTATTATCAGCTATTCTATATGCCTTAGCTTTTTCTGGTGGTAAGTCAGCAATAGTGACAGGAATAGTTTTTAGGTTTAAAGACTTAGAGGCTTCATACCTACCGTGTCCGACTATAATCACTCCTGCTCTATCTACGACTATGGGTTGTTGAAATCCAAATTCTTTAATTGATTGTGCAACTTTGTTTATATCATATTTGTGTCTAGGGTTTTTCTGATAAGGCTTAATATCGCTTATCGCTTTATCTTGAACTATCATTAGTGATAAGTGACTTCTGGTTGTAATTTAAAACCCATCATATCCATAACATATTGCAAACTTTGTTCTGCATCTTCTTTGGTTTCAAATACTCCATAATTAACAAAGGCGGAATATGTGCCATCATCATTATTTACTATGATGTAATTCTGTGGTTTTTGCATATCTGATTTACTCATTTAACAATTCAAAGATAACAATTAATTCTTATATTCCAACCATGAATGTTTACCATATTACTAACAAATCTATCAGTTTTTTTCTTAACTTGTTCAAGTTTAGTACTGCTCCTAAAGGCATTGACCAGTTTGTAGAAGTAGAGTTTAGAAAGCAAGATAGGGAGTGGGCGAAACTCCATTTTATGTCTCGCCATTCGCAATAGCTTTATCTAGTTCTTCAATATAACTAACTGACCAAGATAAAGGCTTAATGCCTTTTTTACGCATATCTATATCACCTTTTAACTTCCATTCTCGCATTTCCTCATCTGATTTTTCTTTAACAGGTGTCACTTCAAGATATATCTTTTTCCTCAAGAACCGCTCTAGTGCCTTGTAATAGTCACCTTTTTGGTTTCTATAGGTGACGTACTTATCCCCTACTGATTGTTTTTGTGTATCATCTAGTTTTTTCCATTGTTGAAAGCTATCCCACTTTACTGACCTAGTATCTTTATAATCTAAAACATACTTTCGCCAGAAAGTATCAAACTCCTGCGTATATATATTTGATTTATGATTAATGGTTGGTGTGTTAGTGTGTTCGTGTGTTAGTGTGTTAGCATTGCGTTCGGATATGCGTTCGTTATGCGTTCGCATTGCGTTTGCATCACCCCATCTAGCTTCTGCTGACTTAACTGCTTTTTGATGTTTTTCTTTCGCTTTTTCTATCTCTAAGTCACATCTCTTGTTGCGAATTTTACCTTCATCAATGTAGATTTTATCTTTGTTGATTAGTTCAGCTTTGATTTTAGCTATATCTTCATAG